ACCCACCAGCACGACTTGTCATTGTTAAGTCCCTGACTTCTTGCGTACGGTGTTAAATCTTGTAAACACGATGTTTGAAAACAATGTGTCTTGCCTTGCTTCATATAAAACGCCTGATGAATGTGTCCAGTTTGTAAAATATGAGGTAGTTCATCAACCTCAATACTGTCTAAATATTTTTGTGTTCGATAAGAACGTGCATAACAATTTCCGCCTTTGCCGTGAAAAACACGAACTCTGAGCTTGCCAATTTTTAGATCTTCACAGTCACTTCCAAGATATGTCAAGTCATCACGCCTGTTGCAAATATCTTGAACTATGTCAGCACCGCATTGACGGATCCACCAAAAGTCATGATTGCCTGCTATCATAAACGTTGGCACACTGCTTTTAGGGTACTTGTCAATGACATAATCACGTTGTCCAGTGTATGATGTTTCTTTAAGCTCGTGAATTTGTTGTGGCCTCCCACTTAAACCCTCCGTTACGTCACCAGAATGTAACACATAGTTAACATCATTGTCCTCTGCCTTTTCGTATAAATAACGCAAGATGTCAACTCTGTCATATTTACTCGCAAGATGTGTGTCTGATATTAATAATAATTTTAAATGGTCAAGGTTGTTTGGTATTTCGTAAACATCGTTGTCTTTGATTGGCTTGCTTTTAACAATCTTGTCGTCTTGCACTTCGTACACATAACCCCTTTGTTTTAAAATGGCTATTAAACCATAGATCTCGTGTTCTTCAAGCCCCAGCTCTTCCATGACTTGTGACACATACACCCTTTTTTTCTTCGCTAAATATTTCTCAATTTTTGCAATTAATTCTTCCATTTAATGCCCTCCAATTATCTGATTTGAATTATAACATTTATTTTCTTTTTTGTAAAAGTTTTGCGTGTAGGTATCCGTTTAAATAGTTCCAAATTCTGTCCCTCAAATATTCGGGATAATCAAGAGCATAGACAAGCTCTTTGCACTGTTTCATAAAAACAACCTTTTCGTGATATTCAAAGACAGAAAAAGACAATAATGCCATGTCATATTGCCTTTTCAATCTTCTTATGTCTTTAATAAATTCGTGATAACTACAATCTTTTTTCATTTCTAACTCCATAACTGCCTCCATTTATTCGGCAACATTATACCACAAAAAAAGAATTGGAAAGTGAAAAAACCAAAACTTTTTTAAAAAAAGGGGTGTGTGCCAAGACTAGCACAACTTCATTATAGCACAATTATTTTTCTTTGCAACTCTTTTCAAAAATATTAATTATGTAATTGCCAATATTTTTTCTGGAAGTAAAAATAAATTTTACATTGTAGCGTTCAGACATTGTTTTCATTATTTTTAATAGCGTTGTGCCTTTTACTTTGGTATATTTGCTATTCCAATTTTTAATATCTTGAACATTTTTTATTTTGTTGTCTGATATAAGAAAAATAAAATTTTTACACCCGAGGTCTTTAGCTTTTTGTATTTCTCTTTTAATGCGTTCGTGTTCGGTGTTTCTACATAAATTGCCACACATTTCAAGTATGTCTTTTTTTGTGTCAATCAATATAGAATAATCTTTGTAAAAGCCTTTTTTACTGTCATAACGTATTGCCATATAATCGGCACTCGGCAAAGTTGTTCGTATGTGTAAAATATTTTGTTTGTCGAACTCAGATGTAATATATTTGTCACTTTTTTGTCTCGTATCTGTCATAATTAAAAAATTAGCCACGATTATCACCATACAAAAGTATAGCATATTTGTTTTGTTTTTGGAATTGTTGGTTTATTTCTCCTTTAATTTATTTATTTCTTCATTCATTTTCACTATTCACCTACTTTGTATTGCATGGCTTCAAATTGTTCGTGAGTGACAACACTTTTTATATCTTCGTTGTATAATGATGGGCTTTGAAGATAATTTATTCCTGTTGCTATTTCTATAAGGTCGCCATTTAAACCACAATCGATATTTTCAACCATATACCCATTAACATAGTCTCCAACTTCAATTAAATCAATTATGTTTGGGCTTGTCTTGATATCTTTTTTTATTAATTTAAAGAATTCTATCCATTTTTCATTTAATTTAAAAATTCGTCCTTCAAATCTCACATAATCACCAACATTTAATTTATTCATTTGTGTCACCTACCTTATCCCATAAGCATAAGTTTTTAATTTTAAATCAATGGTTGCCATCTATATCACCCATAAGCTTCTGTTTTTCCTTAACTGGCTCAACTTCCCATTCTAAACAACTTTTGATAAAACAAAACCTATACCCATTTTTAAAATCAAACAAAGAATTACCTCGAAAATCTAAATAATCAATAACATAGTTGCCGTACCCGTCTGTAAATTTTTTGTAAATATTACCACCAAAATCAACATGTTCTGGTGTTTCTTCGTTGTTTGCTATTTTATTTAATAAATCTATTATTTCCATGTTGCCTCCTTATTTCTCTGGCATTATACATATTGTATAACCTGATGATATTTTTGTCTGTATTTCGTCTAACACTTCAAATGCTCGTTCTTTTGTGCTATATAAACCTAATTCTACAACTTTGTCTCTGTGATAGCCTAGAATAAAGTTTTCATCATCCTCATCAATAAAAAGATAATCAATTTTAACTAAATCAGTTCTCCACTGGTTTCTAATCCACATTTTCGCCACCGCACCTCCTTTTGCAATCTTTAAACTTGCTCTCCAGTTTATTATATTCTGCATATTGTTCGGTCAATTCTTGTTTGCATATTGATTTGTCACTTTGCAAGCCTAAAATATAAGCGTTTTTATCATTAATAACATCAATTGCCATGCAAATACATAGCCCCTCAAATGCCACCATCATCACTAAAATTCCAATAATAAATCTCGTTTTCATTTTTTATCACTCCTTTGTGCCATTTTCTTCATAAGTTTGTCTTTAAATTCTTCCTTTTCATCATAATAAACCGTGACGCCACAATGTGAACAAAAAACCTTGCCCCATTGTTTTAATACATAATTTGCATGGCCACATTTTCTGCAATAACGTCTTATTTTTGAATATGCATTTTGTTTTTTTCTGTCTTTTTCTTCTTTCTCTTTATTAACGACAATGTATTTATCGCCTATCATTTTTCAATCCCCTCCTATTTTTCATTTTAACACACTTTTTAGCGTTTTTTTGTGTCTCTAGTATAATTATACTATTTTAACGGTTTCGCCTCCCAGAACACCGCCACAACAAATCTGGTGGCCTAATAAACAATTTGATTAACTTCTTTTTTAAAATCTTGAGGGCTTATTTTTTTAAAATATAAATCATTTGAAAGTTTATAAATCTTTTCGATCATTTCTTTTTCTTCTTTTCTTTGATTGTAAAGTTCAATTAATGTTTTTTGGTATATATCGAATAAACTTGGTGCTGGCTCTCTCTCAATTAATAATATCACATAATCCATCATCTTGTATTTATTTGTTGCAACGTTTGCCATAAGTTCAATATCAAATGTTTTAAATTTCTCATAAAAAGATTTCATAAAAAGCCACATCTGTTTGTATTTTATAAAGTGTTTATCTTCCAATATGCTTTTTTTCATTAATTGCGGGCGTTGCAATAAACACGATAAAATAGATAGTTCTAAATTGTAATATTGTTCATTCATAGTATCACCTCTTATGTATAATAATAAAATATAACATAAATATAACATAAATATAACATAAATATAACATATAAATCATTAATAAATTATTATAAATAAACAAAATATAACAATATAACATAAAAATATAATACATATTATATATAAGGAATAACGCTTTTATATACATATACATATATATATTATATACCCCAAAAATGTGTTATTTTGTTACATTTGTTGTAATATAAGGGCAAAACGGCCAAAAGAGTGTTTTCTTTTTGTTTAAATTATAACGTCATAATGTTAAATCTAATTCAACATAACACCCTTTTTCACCATATAAAGTAGTGTTGTGAACGTATCTGCCTTGTGAATTTGTTTTCAAAAACTTCATTTCGGCCCATTCTTTCTTTACACTATCAAATTCAAAATTCTTTTTTTCTAATTCTCTATATAATATTTGTGCATTTATATAACAAATTTGATATGTGCCGTTTATTGTTTTTATTTTTCCCCAATTTTCACCATAATTTGTATCTTCAAATCTTTTTCTATTTGCGTTTATAATATCAATTATATAACTTTTTGCTTTCATTGACGTTTTTATGGCTTCTTTATCGTTTGCATATTCTCTTATGTCTTCAATTTGCAAAGGCTTTTCGTTTTTAAAAATACATTCACAAATTAATTCGTCTGCTATTATAATACTAGCTAAAGAGCTTGCCTGCTTTTCTGTGGTCGATATTTCTTGTAAAATTGCACTATATATTTTTTTATATCTATCGAAAATAATATCTATACCTATTTTTTTAATGTACTTTATATATTCTTTTCCGGCAAATCCATAATTGTTTTTAATGATTTTTGCTATTTCTGATCCACTTTCATCAATTAATTTTTCTCTTATTTCTATATCTATAACTCTGTTATAAACCTGCTCTCCGGCGTTTTCTTTAACTAAACTATCATTATTTGTAAAAAGAAAATTATTGTGCCAATTTTTTACTTGTTTTGTTTGGCTACTTTTTGTCAATCTACCCTTGTCAGTTCCGTTGCATAAGTCCATAATTAAATTTTCCATATTTAAGGTTTTTGCGTTTTTTATTATTTGTAATTCATCAAAATAACAAGTAATATTTCTCATAAAAGACGCGATTGTTATATAATAATTTTGTGTGTTGTTACTTGACAATCTTAAGGCTCCATTTTCGGTATTTCCCCAAGAACTCATTGCCACCATACAACTTAGCGTTTTTCCGTTGCCACTAATACTACTCCACACATTTACTATAAACGGTTGCAAATTTAATTTTTCAAGTAATGGACTGGCAAAAGTTACAGCCATTAAAATTTTAATTATTTTCTTTTTTCTTAAATTAGAAACAACCTCTTTCCATTTTTTATAATCACCTTTTGAACTTATCGCCTTATATGTGCTTCTTGAAGTATCTTCACCATCAAAAATGCCTTTACTGTCATAAGGAATAAAATTGTCGCCACTCCAACCAATATGCGATACACTTGATAACTTATTAATTTCATTCAAATTCATAATTGTACTAAAGTAATTAATATAATATCTGACATTTTCACTATTTACATCTAGGCCATAATCACTCAGTAACAACAATTTTTGATTGACAGACACTTGGCTTTTATCAACTATCATTTCATGCCATTTATTTTCTTTGTAAAAAATTATTTTGATTTTTTCTTTGCTTGTTTCTTCATTAATATATCTTTCGACTGGTATAACTGGGAAAAAAGAAAATTTTACATCTGCTTTAGTATCGATTATTCCGTCTTTTGTAACCATGTATTTGCCAGTTTCTAAAAATTGTATATCATATTTGCTTTTTGGCAACTTCAGATCCTCTTTTAAAATGATTTTTTCTTTTAAAAGTTTTTCATATTTTTTTAAACTATCTTTAAATTTCTTTTCTAGCCCCAAGTTTTTTGCTTCAATAAAAAGTTCATCTTCTTTGGCAATCCTGTCAATTCCATCTAATTTAAAGAGTTCCAAAAATGTTTCTTTTCTTAATAATTCTTTCTCTGTCATCTCCTTTCCTCCTTAATCTTTTTTTATTGGTATTAAAACAATTTTATCTTCATAAATTTCCATTACATAATCATAACCCCATTGTTCAATTAAGAACTTAGGAATTATAATTTTATGTAAAGTCTTGTCAGCTCTTTTATGAAAAATAAATTCTGGTTTTTTCATATTTTTTTACCTCCTAACTTAATAACATTATAATACTTTTTCTGATACTTTGTAAATACCTTTTTCACAAAAAAAGCAACATTTTACAGTTGCTTAATTAATCAAGAAAATTTGCGTCTATTTCAACAGTGTCTTCAAAATCATCAAAAATATTTCCACTATTATCGTCATTTTTTTGTCTTAAATATGTCTCATATTCTACATATATATTATTTAACAACTTTACTTTCGGAATTTTAATTTCTGATAATTTATCAAGACTTCTAAAATTTTGTAATTTTGTTACTGTCTTTTTATTGCCCTCGTTGTCCAAATATTCTTCAAGACCGAAGACACCTGCACATTTTAAGTTTTTTAATTGTTCCCAACCTTTTGAAGTGCTAAATTTAAAACCTTTGTTCGAGTTTTCAAGCGCTGTGATAAAACCTTTTGTATAACCTAAATTTTCCTTTTTTAATGATAAATAGCGTACTGCCCCAGCTGGCCATTTTTTATCATCGTTTGTATTATTATCATATTGTTTTTGAAAATAACTGGCTTGTTTATCATTATCAGCTATATCAACCTCAACTTTTAATGATGTGTTACCACTTTGTTCACTTTTATATAAACTTGCGCCTTTAATAACTACCTCGTGGCCACCAAGTTCTAAAACCTCGAATTCTCCAAATTCTTTTGCCTCTGTTTCTTCCCAATCTTTTAAATCAAAACCTAAATTCATTTTTATTTTTTCCTCTCTTTCTTTTTCATCTGCATTTATAACTTTTGCAATTTCTGCAATTTCATAATAATCATAATCTCCGGCAAGCCCTAATTGACTTCCAATTACACGGCTTTTAGCTTCTTTTTCGCTTCGTGCCATTGTTTCGTATTTTTTTCCATTTATATAAACAAAATATTTTATATATGGTTTTTTCATTCTTTTTCACTTTCATCATTTTCCACTTTTAATAATTCTTCAGCATTAATTTCCAAAAAATTTTTAATTGCTGTTGTTTTTATTACGTTTTCAATTGCTTGGCCAACAATTAAAATCGTTAACCAAGACAATACAAAAATTGCAGTAATAAATACTAATAAGCTAAACATTTTCAGCCTCCTTTTCTTTATCCAATTCATAATATTCACGAACAACTTTGTCAAATGCTTTTAAATCATTTTCCATTTTATCATCTTCAAACATTCCAAATGGTGTTTTAACACAATCTTGTCCGTTTGTTTTAAGTCTAAAAATATAACTTCCATTATCATATAAGGTTCTAATGCAAACTGTAAACATTCCTTGTAAATTTACTTTGTCATCTAACAATTTACCTATTGTTTTTGGTTTTACTTCACCATTTTCATTTGCGTCATCGTGCATTATTATGTAAACTGTTTTGCCACCATCTAATTTTTTAATAGCATTTATAAAATTAAAGAAATTATTTGCCATTTCATTATATTTATCAAAACCTTTAACACTTGCGTGTTTCATAAATTCATTAGTTATAAGATAACCTGCGTCATCTATAACTATTGTTTTCTTTTTAGTATTTGCTATTGCTTTTAAAATAGCTGTATAATCATCACACATAGGTGCTTTTATATCACTTTTGAATGGCAACGGTTTGCCAAGTACGTTTACAACTGCAACCTCATCTTTTGTAAAATTTCTTAATGATGTACTTTTGCCTGTTCCACTTGCTCCAATCATTAAAATTGGTACACTATTCATTTTTTTCACTCTCCTATTTTCTAAAATTAATTCAACCTCACTTTTTAAATAAGGCACTTCAATTATTTCATAGTTGTCGTTTATCTCACTAAACCATACAATAAACATTTCATCAAATTTTAAATCTGTATATTTTTCAACTATAAATTTGTATATTGATAATTGAATGGCATAGTGGTTTAAAGTTGTGTCTTTTAAATGTGTCAAAGGTGTTTTCATTTGTTTTGCATATTTCTCGTTTTTGTAAATGTTTGTGTTTGTTTTATAATCAACCAAAACTAAACCGCCGGTCAATTTATTGATAAATATATGGTCAATGGCACTGGCCACATCATATTCTTCAGATCCTATTATAAATTCATCGGCCAAATGTTCCAATTTATCTTTAAAATCTTTTTTGAAACCATCTGCTTGTTTTTTTATTTTTTCAACTGCTTCAAAATATTCATAACTTCCATCAAAATTAATTCTTTCCCAATATCTTAACACCCACTTTGCTTGTGCGTATTCATGACAAGTTGTTCCTTTTGTACAAGCGAAATCTGCTTTATATTTCCACTCATCAAGTACATCTTGTACATCTCGATTTTCTTTTTGTGCCACCCTTTCAGCAACGGTCTGACTATCAAATTCGTTCGCATATTGACCAATTAAACTTGTAACTGATATTCCAACACGTTTGCCTTTATATTCATAATAATGGCCATCTTCAAAAAATTTAAAATCTTTGAATGCGTCATTTAATTTTTCTAGCACTTTTCACCTCAACAATTTCATAATCTTCTGGCACTGGCAACCTTGATATTAATTGTTGTGCCGTTTCAAATCTCATTCTTTTTGCTTCTTCAATGCTCATCACAAAATGATATTGGCCTTTGAATATTGTCTTTTGATAATAATTATTGTTTTTTGTATTTTTAACAATAAACATATTAATCAGCCTCCATAATTGGTATCATTTCGCCATTTACAATGCAGTCATCACAAGCATAGCCAACTCCACCGTGTGAATATTCTGTCGTGTCTGTTAAATAATCATCAGGAAAATACTCTCCACACACGTCACATTTTTCTGCCTCTACTAAATCATCTTCGCTGTTACATTCTGGGCATAAATATACAAGATAATAATGTCTACTTTGAAAAAGATTGCCGACGGCATATTCTGTTTCAAAACATCTTTTTTCGGTTTTCAGATCCTCAACGCTAAATGCTTTATCACATTTTTTACAATAATACATTTTTATTCCCTCACTTTTTTAAAATATTTTTCAAAATCTGCTTCTACTTTTGAAAATTCAAGAATATTATTTGCAACTTTTTTTGAACACCCTCTTTTTCCATTTAAAATATCTGTCAAATATTCCTTTGTTATTTCTATTTTTTGTGCGACATAAGTTATTGTTCTACCGTCCAAAATAAAATCTTTATATTCTGTGTTAAATAAGTACATTTTATTTTTTTACTCACCTCCAATTCTTTATTTCAGTATAACATATTTTAAACAAAATGTAAAGATTTTTAAACAAAAAAATAAAAAAAGAGCAATAACGCTCTTTTGATTATTTTACAACCCACACATACTCGACTTCACGGTTTCTACAATCAAACGTATCATATATTGTGCCATTTTTAGAACAAACAATGTGTCCATTCATTGTTATAAGCACGGTGTTATATGGAAACTTTGCAGAAACTTCGCCCACCGTTCCATATATGTATGGGACCCTTTTATATTTTCTATCCAAATAATTAATCACAAATTCTTTTTTATCCATTAAAGTTCCTTCATATTGTGCCTCATCACTTAAATAATCATAAACATAATCCCACGAACGACCTGTTGCACAAGAAATTGCTCTTAAAACACAATCATCTTCATACCTATTTAATGGATTTTCATTATAATATTTATACATTATCTCATGCTTTTTTGCAACGCTTCATTTAACATTTGCTTTTGCTGTGGCGTGTCAGCTTCTTCATGTAACACCATGATAAAGTCTTCTAGTGCTTTTATCATATAATGATATGATTTATCAGTTTCTTCATTAGCACCATATCTTTGACGACTTTCTTGGTAACGCCCATATTCTCCGTGCATTCTATCAAGTTCATCGTCGCCACGATAACGTCTGTCTCTACCTCTTGCACCATAGTTTGCTCCATAATTTCCATAATTTCCATATTCTCCATAATTTCCTCTGCCATAGGAGTCATATCCCGGCCCCCTACCGCCATAATTTCCATAATTCATATTTTCATCCTCCTTTGCTATATGATTTATTTTTGAAAGTTTATATAAATGTTCTAAATTTGAAGTTGTTATGCCCTCGTCTAATATTTTATTTATACTTTCTTCAGTCTTCTTTTTTAATTTCTCGTTCATGTTCTTGCCTCCTTTCTTCGAGTAAATTAATTATTTTTTTGTTTTGTTTTATTATTTTTTCTAAATACTCGCTGTCTTGTCTTTGTAATTCTTGCATTAAATCACTGTTGTTAAAATCTTGAAACAATATTTGTAAACTTATAACTTGAAGAAATAAAGACAAATTGTCAATTGTGTTGTTTTTCACTATGCGATTTTTTCAATTATAAGGTTCGCATCTTTAACTACTGGAGTTTCTGTCTCGGTGTTTGTTAGTGTCGTTGTTCCCGTAATTGTTGCAGGTAATGAACCAACCGCTATTGTCGTGTTAACTCTCGGACAAATTCTCAATAATTTTGTAAATGAAATATTAATATAATTTCCAGCCGTTGTAACTTCTGCATCCATTTCAGTACCCTCAACATCAGTACCTGTTGCTGTTTTTAATGCAAGTGCCACAATACCTGCTGTTTCTGATGTTACATTCGCATTAAAATTAACCTTAAATGTTCCTCCACCAATTATTGTAAAATCACTACCTCCGGGCATATATTGAAGCCAACCACAGCAATTTGCGGTTCTACTTCTTAAATCAACGGTATCAAAATTTATGTTGTCAGTGTTTGACGTTAAAATTTCAGGTGTTATTTGTAAAGCTTCAATCATTATTATCTTTTCTCCTTTCATAAAATAAAAGAATAAGCGCTTGCTTACTCTTTATCATTTCCCTATTATCAGGAAAGTGTTAGCAAGTTCCTGTTTACAGGTTTACAGTTGTCTGCATTTTGCTATTAAACTATGTTTCCATAAAGTCCATTGTTTCCACATCCACATCCATTATTGTTGCACGTGAATATAGGAGTGCGTCCATAAACTGGAGTTGTAGGCACAGGGCAAGAACTTAATCTGTTATAAAGTTGATCAACTTCATTCGCAAATCCTTGAGAAATAAACGCATTTTGGGCTGTTTGGCTTGCTCTTAAATCAGCCTGTGTCAATTGTCTTTCTAAATCAGCAATTTTGTCGTTTTTGCCATCTAATTCTAATTGACATAACTTATCAAGAATAGCTTGTGTGTTTTGCGTAGCATTTGTGATAATATCTCTTGTATTATTTGCATCAGCGAACCTTGTAGCGTTGCCTTCATTTTGAACAATATTTTGTGTTTGGCAAGTTGCAAGTCTGTTTTCACAGCAACAATCTGCGAATTGACTTCCTAAATTATTAAAACCTTGTAAAGTAGCAATTTGGTTGTTAAATGCTTGTTGCATATTGGCAACTTGTCTTGTGTTTTCTGCGATTTCAGCGTTGGCAAATCCATTATTTACAGTACTAACAACATCTGCCGTGCTGTTACATAATTGGTTTGAAATGCCATAAACACCATCACGAACGCCCTCAATTTGATTGCTTAAATGTAAAGTATCAAATCCGTTGTTTGTATTGTTCATGATTTCTTTTTGGCCATTTGATAACCAAGCATAGCCATTGTCAAAATTATTGCCACCAAAGAAGCCACCATTATTGCCCCACCCTCCGTTACCAAACAAAAGAGCGAACAACAACAATGCCCAAATACCGTCACCACCTAAAAAGCCACCGTTTCCATAACCTCCACCATTTCCATACATAACTGGATATGGATAAAAGCCATTGCCATTTGTTGTAGCTAATTCTACGGTCGGTTGTATTCCTGAGTTTCCGTTCATTACTTCACCACCTTTCCATTTATGAATATCTATATCAAAGCCTTATTTATTGGCATTGATATTATTATTTTGTGGTTGTAACATTTTCATTACATTTTGCCATTGTTCCTTTTGTTGTGGGTTAAATCCATCAACAATCTTATCTAAATACTCCTGCGGATCATCATTATTTTTTCTTGCTTGTTGGTACTCTTTGAATGCTTGCGGGTTTACTCGCTTCAACTGATTTTCTAGTTGTTTTATCATTTGCTGTGGAATTTGTTGTAATTTCTGTCCCAACAACATTTCCATCAAATTTTTCATCATTAATCATTCCTTTCAATTCATTAATCTGCTGTTGTAATAATTCTATTTGTAAATCTTTTTCATCTTTTGGTTCGATTTCAACAAGCTCAAATGTTTTAACATTTCCTTTTGTGTTTTTTATCCACACAACCGACATATCATTACTAAAAAATGGTGTATCACCAATAACAACACTTTTTTCTACATCATTAATTGAATTTGCGTATTTTATAACATTGTTATTTACTGGTGTTAATTGAAAATTTTGTGTCAAATTGGTTGGTTGTTGTACTTGTTGCTGTGGTATCTGTGCTTTTATCTTTTCCAACTCTGCAATTTGATTATTTATTCTGTCAATATTTGATTGCTGATTATAATTATTTATATATGGATTGTTATACATATATGTTGCCTCCTAAACAAAAAAAAGAAAGAAAACAAAATTTTCTAAAGGGTTTTATTCCTTTATACTTCTTTTGCCTCCCTTCAATTATCATTTTACTTTTAAAACAATAAAAAAGACTGTCAATTTTCAGTCTTAAAAATGTCATATTTCGCTATTTCTATTGCCTTATAATTTTTATATTTTTCTTTTAAATCTTTGATAATTCTTGAAACAGTGCTGTCGCTTATATTCAGCTCTTGTGATATTTGCACAATTGACTTCTTTTTTATTAATAAATCAAGTATTTGTTTCTCATCATCGCTTAATATAACTTTATCGATAAAATCGTTATAAATGATTATATTACACATTTCTTTTATCATAAAACCCTCCTTTTTGGTGTATTTTAACATAAAAAAAAGTGCTGTAAAGTGTCAAAAAAATGTCAAAAAATTTTTTATATATTATTTATATATTTTTTATAGTTAAAATTTATATAATTTTTATATATATGTTTTTAATAAAAAAAGACCGCCTTTTAAAAACGGTCAATTTCATTGTGCGACTACACAAAGCACAAAATATCATATAGCAAATAGTAAAAAACTATTGCAATTTAATTATAACACAAAATTATAAAAAAAAAGAAATATATTAAATCATATATTTCTTTGTCTTGTAATAAATATCTCTACGTCTGTTCCAGATTGTACTTTCGCAGTAATGATATTTGTTGCCGATTTCTTTTGCATTATAGCCTCGAACCAACGCTTTAAAAATTTTGTCTTCGTGTTTCTTTTTATTTAAAATGTTTGTTGACAAAATATATTTATACATCTCTGGTTCAAAATTATAAGTAAACTGCTTTTTTTTCATTTTACCGCACCCCCTTTGTTTGTTTTTAATTATAAATATATACCTTTTGTTTGTTTAAACGATCTTCGCATTTCTCATATTTCGTAACTATAATTTTGTTTCCTTTTAACTCGATTTTCACTTTGTCTCCGTTTTTTATTCCAAGTTCGTCACGCATTTCCTTTGGAATAACTAATCTTCCTAATCTGTCAATTTTTCTGTTCATTTTTATTTACTTCCTCCTTTAATCTTCAAATTTTTCTTTTTTTCCACAACAATTGCATTTCCAAAAAATAACATATTCTTTTTTTTTCTTACAACAGTATATTTGATAATTGTGTTTTTCACGTTTGCATAACCATTTTGATTTAAAATGTGGAAGCATACAATTTATAATTTTATGAATATTATATGTTTCGTTGATTGTCATTTTTCGCTCCTTAATTAAAACTTTATATTCGCCATTTTTATTTATTCTGCGCCTCTAACTCTTTTGTTTTATTTACAACACTTGCAATTTGTAAACTTAATTTTGTTAGATCTTTGTTTTTTGTAAATAACTTTTGGCTTGCAACAAATAAACTGTCTTTAATTGGCACTGCCATTAAATTATTTATTTCAAAATTGTCTTTGTTGTTATCTAAAAACACCACCACATAATTATCTGGTAATTTTATATTGTGATATTTTTCATAAATATATCTTTGCTTATATACCCACTGTTTTTCATTGACTTTTACCCTAATAAGCCCATTTTTATCTTTGTTGCTTTCTGCGCCTATTGGTTTTGCTATTGTACAATTTGTATTAATGTTTCTTATTTTTTTATATTTTAAATTGTGCCTATAAAAATATTTTCTAAAATGTTTGATTGACAAATTTTTATTAAAGTTTTCATTCACCATTTTGCATAATTCTCCAATGTTATATTTTAACCTGTTTTTTTCAATAAAATTTACAAGTTCTTTGCTATATGGTTTCATTTAAAATTTACCTTTCTTTTTATTTTATTTCAATAAATCTTCTTTTGCTTTTTGTTCCATTTCAACAATTCTTAATTCTAAATTTGATGCTTTTATATAAGTTAGTGCAGTATTTGTTAGTGTGTTACTCTTTGACACTTCTTTTTTTAAATCGTTGTCTTCATAATTGCCGTCACTAATTCTTTTTATTTGCTCAAATAAAATGTTTTTAATTTTATTCAACCTTTCTTTATCCACTGTTTTCACCTCCAATTTACTAATAAGTTGGCAATCTCACTTTTTTTCCTCCTAATCAATATTTTCTTCAATTTTGTCTGCTATAAAGTTTAAAACTTCTTTAATTGTTTCAGTGTCGTTTTTGTTCAGATCCAAGTCTCTAAGCATAGACGCTAAGTTTGATAATTCTATTTTTTTATCAATCATTTTTTTCACTCCTTTTTTTATTGTAAACCACCAACAATAGCAATAATCAACACCATTGCTATTAAAATCCACGTTGTTTTCTCTTTAAACATTTTACCACCTCCATTAGTTAAATTTTAACAAAAATTAGTAAAAAAGTAAATATTTTTTTGTGTTTTTTATATTTTTTTACAATTATTTACAAAAAAACACGGATAAACCGTGCTTATTTCATTTGGATACAATCTATTTCTTTTCCGATAATACCAGCGTATCCGCTAGGCGTGTTATCAGCTTTATTTACCCAAGCGAGCCAGCCTCCGCCTTTTAAATGTACACGATAACTAACAACGCCCTGACTAGACCATATTTTTACTCCATCAATAGCTTTTCCAATAATTCCAGAATATGTATTGCCATCATTACTATTTTTTGAATAAGAAATTGAACTTATTGTAGATAGCCAATTGCCACCCTTTATATGTGTTTGCACATAAATGGTTGCATATTTGCTTTTAACTCTTATACCTCCAATAGAATGCCCATTATTGCCCGCATCATCTTTATCGTTAACAACCTCTGGAAGCCATGCTCTTTTAACGTTGTCATAGGCTTGATATGTTATGTCGCCAGTAATACCTACACTACCTTGATAAACTGGAGACTGGATATAAGGTTCGGGGTTTATTCTTGAACCATTACGATATACTTCATAATGTAAATGCACCCCATAGCTATTACCTGTGTTGCCCTGCACACCTATTTGTTGACCGGCGCTTACGGTTTGTCCTACCTTAACATTTACTTTTTGCAAATGTGCATATCTCGTTTTTGTTCCGTTAGGGTGTTTTATAAGTATCATGTTGCCATAACTTGCCACACCGGTAGAACCTTGGTTGTTACCATAACCCGTTTGTATTTGTTCAACCGTTCCGTCTGAGTTGGCAAAAACTTTTCTATCGCTAGTAGCACTTAGGTCAACACCAGTGTGGCCATTGTTACCGTAATGTTGTGTTATTCTAAGACTACTTAATACTTTTGCCATATTAATTTTCCCTTTCGTGTATTTGTTCTAATTTGTCAACACGCATAGACAAATTTGTTAAATTTGTATTGATAGCGACAAGTGTTTTTTGAATTTCGTCTAAAATGCCGTTATTATCTTTTAATGTTGTATTTATAAAATAAATCATAAAGGCCACACATATAACGCCAATTCCATTATTTGTTATTAAGTTTATTAATTCTTCCATGTTATAAGCCTCCTTTTTTTATGCTTCATATTCTGCAACCGTTTTTACGTTCGTTAAACGCGTAAAGGTCGTTGTCACCCATGTTTTAGCGTTGTTGTCTTTTACAATTATTTCGCAATCGTCCGGAACACCATTTGACGCTGACGCACCAAACATATTTGTTGTAGTGGTAATATTTCCAAAAGTCATGCCTCTAATATCTAAGTGAGCTAAGTTTCTACAATAACTAAACATATTTGAAATATTAGTGGCTACTGGAGTTGTGAAGGAACTTATGTCAAGTGATGTCATCATATTACATTGAGCAAACATACTACTAAAATTAGTACCTTTTTCGGTATTAAAATTTATTGTCAGCGTTTTCAAATCACCATAACCTAAAGCACCTTCAAACATACTAGAAAAATTTTGTACTTTTGCAGTATTAAGTGTGCTTAAATCTAACTGCCTTAAACCACTATCATATTGAAACATCTGACGCATATCAGTTACGTTACTTGTATCTAACCCGCTTAAATCAATGGTGGTTACACTATTACAGTTCTGATATAAATTTCGTATGCTTGTTACATTATTACCACATATTAATTTTGGTATAGCTGTTAAACCACTACAAGCAAAATTTAATGAAGCAACATTATTAGCTACTGTAACAGGTGGCAATTTTTTTACATAAGAAACAGCTTGAGATGTATCGCTTGTAATATTTGTTACAAAATACTCTGATAAATCTCCACCACCACTTACATTTGTTGTTATTCCAACACTCGACAATCCATCATATCCAGTGTCAGCTGTTACATTTTGTGTGCCATTTTCTGTTATTGTTACACTTTTACTTTGCAAGTTTGGAGTACCACCGCCTCCAGCTTGTTTACCTAGTAAATAACTCGTTATATCCATGTTACACCTCATTCCATTGTTCATTTTCTAAATCAAATAAATAAAATTTTCCTGTATCAATTTCAATATATATTGAACCATTATCAACATTTTCTGTTGGCTTTTGATCTGTACTAAGCCCCCTAAACTCAAGTGTTTGTTTGGCTTCTCCCTCATGTGTTCTTGAATTTTCAATTTTATTAATTGTTATCATTTTTCGTTCCTCCTTATTTTTTTAATATTTTCCACCATATACTTGATATGGAATGTTCCCAACACTGTTACTGCTGGCAGATCCAAAACCTGTAATATAAAAGTTTGAACCAACTGACAATGATGTTGTGTTGTTTGTTATTGTTCTAAAGTTCATATAATTTTGGTTAACACATATTAAACGCGTGCCGGCTGTTGCCGGTATAAAACCAGTGTTATACAATTGGTCATACGTTGTCATTTCTCTATATACAATGTAATAATAATCAAAGTTTGCCAAGCTTTTGCTTAGTGAAAGACTTGTCCCCTCTGACATAGCTGTTGTTGGGCTATCGTTTTCCCACAATTTTACCTCTCTTGTTGCATTTAATTCATTGATTGCACTAACGCAACTTGTTTTGCTTGTTGTTTCTAAATCATCAACGTCACCAATATCTCCGTACATCACATTCAAGTTTGAAGCACTTAAAGGTGTTTCCCCCTCATATTCTGCATCTGTTACGTCATAAACAGTGCCATCAACTTCAACTCTCGCCGGAGTTGTTTTTGTTCCATTCACCCATGTAAATTTACTCATCGCTTTCATTCCTTTCTATTTTGGTTGTGACGGTTAATAAACCATCTCTACTGCTATAATAATTCATAACATATTCTTTGTCAATGTCGACAATTTCGTCAAATGAACCCCCATAATATTTAATATAACCTAAGCGGTATTTTATCATGATATATTTATAATCTGCTTTTGTTGGGTATAAACCACTGCCACAATATAACTCTGTGTTTGGGTATAATGATGTTTTATATGTAATTAGTAGTGGGTGTATTGTAGTTGCTGGGTACAGTGAGCCGTTTGGATATATTTCTGTTCTTCCACCTTTATTTATTGCAAAGTCAAAAGAATATATGTCGTGTTCTTCATCTTCAACAATATTCGTTATTTTTGCGCTATCTCCAATGATATATTCTTCCTCCATTTGTCCTTTTATTGAACCTAAACCGACAGAATATATATATGCAACAATTTTTGTTTTAATGTCAGCCCCACCATCTGTGTATGTATAATCATCTAATTTTGGCGCTAAATGATAAGGAAAATCATAACCAACGCAAATGGCGTCACTCGTAAACGTGTCTTTTCTGGAAATGCTTAATGTTGTATCTTCTTCAATATAAATATTATGAGCAGATACATCTAGAAACGTTTTTAAATCAAATGACAATGCGGTTATTTTTCTGCCGGCAATTAAACTTTTATCGCTTTCAGGTTCAAAACCAAAACCACTTCTGTCATAATAAAATACATCATCATTAAAGTTATATATTATTGACACTTGATTGTTTGTGCCAGTTTGAATTGTTGCCGGTTTTTTTAACAGTAAATCAAAATCAGCATAGCTAACACTTCCACTTCTTGTCGGATCCTCTAAAGGCTCATCTAATTTTATAAAAACCATGTCAAAAAACTTTTCTAGGTTCAGCATTGTATAATCATACAACTGCCCCTTACAATAATAAATCAAATAATCATTCAGAAAATAGTTATGTTTTGAAACACTTTTTTTACCGGTGTTTATTGTAACATATTCATTTTTAACTAACATTTATATCACCTCGTGAACTTCTTTCAATCCATCTTCATTGTAACTGCTTATTATATAATTGTAGTTCTTTTCTTCAGTTTCTTGTGTTTCTGTTGGTCTAAACAAATCAATATAATTTTCTAAATAATTTGAATTTTTTAATGTGATTTCCCATTCTTTAAATATTTTTGCATGTGGGTTAAAATTTGTTTTTATATCAGTAATTATAAATTTGCCTTTTACATAAAAATTTTCTTTGTCAATTTCAATAACATCTCCAACTGTATAATTAAAATTGTAACTGACATTTTTGTCGTTGCTAATTTTTAAAACAACATTATCTGTATCAGTGCTATTTATGTAAAAATATGAGTTTGCAATTGTCATTAAATCCGGCAATATTTGCCACGTTTCATTCATGTCAATTATTTTTTCAACTTGTCCACTAATATTGATTTTATTTTTACATTTTTCTATTTCTTCATCGTTTGATACTTTTAATCTTGTCCACATTAATGCACTACACGATTTTATTGATGTTATTGTTGTAATACTGTTATTGCCGTTATATTTAAAACCTGTTATTAAATTGCTAAAAAAGTTATCTCTAATTAATGAAAAATCTTTCGGATTGTCGGTTGTCCCCTCACCATCAAATTCAGCATTATTGCTTAAAACTAGACTTGAGCCACTAACATATATTTTTAATGTTTTGTTATTGTTTGAACTGTCTTTACAAACAACTTCCAAAGCAACTAAAGCCATGTCATCTAATATGTCATTACCTTTATTGGCGTTCGTACTTTTTATAATATTGTCAACTTTGATGTCAACCGGGTGTGCAAATTCAACCGTGTCGCCTTTTTTTATTACAACATTTTTATCGAACAATGGCTGTTTTTTCATAACAATATCATACGGTGTGTGCGCACTTGGCACTGTATATGTAAAATGATATGAATAACTGTAAACTCTAACATTCGTAAAATTAATGACGTTGCAATAATCAGTTGCGTCAATTGATGGTGTTATACCATACAAGAACGGCAAATTGTTATCATCATCAAATAACAACTTTGATTTTAAGTTAAATTTATAATCAATATCATTTATATATATTTTTTTATTTTCATCAATATACCACCAAAAACTAAATTTATTTGAAAGCCTATTCAAACAATATTCAACTGTTTCTAATAAATAATTAACTGTTACATTATGATTATTAACATTAAATTCTACTAATTCAAAACCATCATTTATTAAAGGTTCAATTATTTTGTTTATCAATGCTTTTAATTCAAACGTCCCAATTGCTGTTGCGGTTCTATTACTTGTAATTGCCATCGGGCTTAATAATTCAATAGATAATATTTTGTCGTCGATCTCACGCACCATGTTCTTAAGTTCAAAGCCATTAACGTAACCTGTGAAAATAACTTCTTCAATGTTGCCGTCATCATCTACTTTGCAAATTTTACATTCTTGATATTTAATAGGTAGATCTTCAATTGTGTAATTTGTAAAATCTATATCAATGTCGTTAAATGTTACCTCGCGTGATGATTTTTTAAAACCAAAATTGCCAATTATATCATAATTTGTATCGTTGTATCTAAATTTTAACATTAAATACCTCCGTTTTTAATTGCTTTCATAACATATGGAGCTGTTTCTTGCCCAACTTTTCTGCCGTCTAGCATTACACTGCTTTCTAAATTGCCTTGAATTATTATGTCTCCATTAAGATTGTAGTTTGATAATAAATTTGCACTGTCATTAAATGCACCGTTTTTAAAATTAACGGCATTGTTCATTGAGTCAACAATTAAATCATCAATGTTATCCATAGCCTTTTCAATTGAGTCTGTGTTTGCTTCAATTCCAACCGCAATACCTTTTGGCAACCATTGTCCAACTTCTTGTGCCATAAGTTTTGATGGCGATCCAATTTTAAAGAAGTCTTTTATATTTTTAACAATATTACCAACTAATTCTTTGATTTTTTCTTTTATCCATGAAAGCCCCAGTGTACTAACAATTCCGTTACCAATTCCTTTAACTATATCTAAACCAATTTTGCCAAGCACGGGCAACAAATTGATAGTTGCTTTTTTAAGTGCTTCAAACAACACTGGAATTAACTTTATTATTTCAGGCAGTGCATTTTTTATTCCATTTCCCAAAATTTTAATTAATTTCATTCCAGCTTCTAATATTTTTGGTAAATTTCTTTCAAACGCTTCATAAAGCTTTTCTATTATCATTGGCATTTTATCAATAATGATTGGCAATGCTTCAACTATGCCTTCCGCAAGCGCAATAATTAATTCAATTCCTGCGTCAATCAATAAATCAATGTTGTCTAAAATAGACATTAATGCATCAAGTATCCCATTAACAACGTCAGTTATTAAAGTTGGTAACATTCTAGCAATAATCGCTATAATGTTATAAATGCCCTCTATAATAACCGGTATTAACTCAGGTAACATTTTGGCAATGCTTTCCACAATTTCAATTAATGCTTGTAAAATTTCTGGCAACATTTGTATAATTGTTTTAAAAATTTGTTTAACAAAGTCTGGTATTTTTGCAATAATATTTTTTACAATTGGCATGATTTTATCTAGTATTATTTTGGTTGCCTCACCAGCGTCCATTGAGCCATTTAATAAACCAGTAATTATTGGTTTTATAGTTTCGCCAACATTAGCTAATCCGTCACGCATAGTGTTACCAAATCCAAGTATAAAGTCTGCAACACCACCGACGTCGGCGTCTTTTAAACCATCATCAATAGAACGAATTAGTTTCTCAACACCCTGAGCCACACGGCTTCGCATGTTTGTTATTGCCGTTTCAATTCCACCTGTTGCATTTCTTGCTTGTTCTTCAAAATTTGCCAACCCATTAATACCCTCAGTATTTAATTTTTCAATGGTTTTCATAAAATCTTCCATTGAAACATCGCCTTTTCTCAAAGCTTCTCCAAGTTCTTCAGCATTAACATATCCCATAGCCTCTGCAACTTGTTTTAATTGTGCCGGCATAGCAGTTAAAGCGCTTCGCCATTCCATCATATCCGGCTTGCCTTTTGCATACGCTTGTGATAATTGTTCCAAAGCTGTTGCCTGTATTTCTGTACTTGCTCCACCAGCTAAAATTGCATTATTTAATGCTAAAAAATAATCGGTAGATTTTTTTATATCTCCATTTGCAGATGTAAATCTTTGAACAGCCATTGCACCATCTTGTAAAGTCGTTGGTAAACCCATCAATTTTTCTGATAATTTATCAATTGATTTCTGGCTATCTTCGGCACTTATTCCCAAATTACTCATAACTTTTGAAAAATTATTCAAAGTGTCAAATCTTTTAATTGCTGTATCCATACTGTCATTAATGACACTTGCAACTTTTCTAAAGACATCTGCAATAAGATTTCCAATTGCAACGGTAGATGCTTTTAATCCATTAAGGCCTTTTTGCATGCCTTTTGTATCCAACGATGTTTCATATTCTAGTTTTCCGCCTTTTACCGTCATAGCATCATTCCTTTCGTCTTAAACTATCGGCCAATTGTTTCGCAATTTCAAGTTCTTCTTTTGAGGCTGGTAATTTATAATGATTTTTTAATTTTTTCAAATGTGGTTCTTTTCCGTCATAACATCTATACCCGACAACTTTTTGAAATTTTGTGTTTTCGCTTAAATTGTCGAACATTGCTTTAAATTTCCACCAATGTAAAAATTTTTTTGTTAAATCAATTTTATAATCTTGCATAAAAGCACTAAAAATTCTTTGTGCGTCCACATTATAATCATAATATCTAATGTTTTTTTTGCGCCTTTGCAATTTATTTTCTTTTTCTTTTAAATCTTCGCCACAAAGATAAAACCATTTAAAAAATTCAATTGCCTCTTTTAATAAATCGTCTTTAACTATTTCAAAAAAGGCAGGATAAAACTCTTGCAAAGTCTTAATAATAACTGACTTTTTATTTTGAGTTTCCTGCCAATTTATTTCAAAATTAATTATAAGCCGATAGTCAGTATTTATTTCATATTTTTTATTTTTAAAATAGGTGTAATAAGGCAATTTATTGACTATCATATTCATTTCTTAATATCTCCTATAATTATTTTTGTTTCTTTTATTATAATTTCTTCTGTAATTTCTATTATAATTGTTTTTGTAGCTTACTGTTTTGTTTTCTTCAAAAAATCTTTCAACTTCTTCGCTTAAAAAGTTTAATATTTTAAGCCATGTGAATAAAGAAATTTCGGTTTTTTGGTCTTTTTTAAACTGATCTTTAATTTTATTATAACTTTCAGCTCCTAACAATATATCAATTCCATCTTTTATAATTTCACTTGCGTTTTCTTCTGTAATATTTTCAACTTTTATTTTTTGTATTTGCTCTAAAATTTCCTCTGTTACAGTTATCTTAAATTCTAATCCAAATATTTCAATTTCTATTTCATTTTTCGCATTTTCATAATTAAAAACTGCCCTATTCATTTTTTGCTTTTCTCCTATCTTCTATTATTGTTTTATTATAGACTTGTAGTTGTAGCAGTAAATGTTCTTGTTGAAGTATTAAATGTACCATCAACAAAATCTCCTACTGCTTTTAGTGAACCACTTTCGACAAGTTCTTCACCACCAGCACCTGCAATATCTGTTACAACAACAGATGTAACGAACTTGCGTGCTTTATAAGTGTTTGCTTGTCCTTCAACAGCTTCAAACAATTCAACTCTGACATAATTTACTTGTGCGTCAGATCCTGTCTTTTGATTTCTTGCAATATCATATATTTTCATCAAAGCTTCTTCTTCAACAATAAGTTCTGCCTCGAATGAAAATTCAGTCTGATATGAACGTGTTATTGTGGTAGAGTTTTTGTCGTTTACATAAGTTTTTGTGCTTTCTTGTGCGTTCGGACTTTCATTTAAACTATTAACACCGGCACCAAGTAAAGCATAATCGCTTCCATCTTGTTCACTTGACACGTCCATATAATCAGCAACGTCGTATCTCATTATGTTTTTTGCCATTCAAATTCCTCCTATCTAATCGTAATATAAATTTGTATGTAATAATCGGTGATGGCACCATCTTCACTTGTAATATAAGAAAGACCGCCATCACAATTGATTTTTACACATACTTTATTTTCAAAGGTTGGCAAATTGCCACTTCTATTTTGGTTTAATATCCAATCACTTAAATCATCAAGCCAATCTAAGTTTGTTGTGCGGTCTGTGTCGTTTTCGCTTTCTGATTTTATATATAAAGCATACGTGTACATCTTTTTTTGGCCAATAATTTGTTGCGTAATGTCAACGGCCAATCTTTGCAACGCTAAGTTATTAATATTATCGCCAAGTTCTCCAGTGTGAATTGTGTCTGCAATTTCTAAAATTGGTTCATATTGTAAAAGCCAATTATTTAAAGCTGTTGTTATACTATCTGTTGCAACAGTGTTTGTTTGTTCGTTGTTTGTTTGTTCATTATTCACCAATATTACCTCCTAGCATAATTTGCGACTTCGTGTAAAATTGTGTCTTTTTTTTCTTGACACATACGTTCAAACGGATATGTTCCACGTTTGCCTACTCGTTTTTTTATTTTTTTCCAGTAGGCTTGATACACAGCATAGTCAACCCATATTCTAACCTTACCACTGCCATAAACTGTTGCTGATGTAATAGAATTTTGTTGTGCGCCAGTTTTAAATGACACATAAGGTTGTAAATGTTCGGCAACTCTTTTATCTAAATATTTTTGAACCCTGCCGTTTGGTGCTATTCCAAAATCTTTTAAAATTGCATTTACTGGTCTTGTATCAAATTTTTTTAATTTTATCATACGCAATTATATTTGATATGGTCAAGGCTCGTGCCGTATATGTTTTTTGTTATAGCATTTATTTTATAAACGTTGTTTTTACCATAAATTGCTTGTAAAGTAGATATCGGCTTGTCAGTGATTACATCATTAACTGATTTGTTAACAATTACATCTTCTTTATCAACTTCTAAAATATTTGAAAAGTTGCTGTTATTATGTACAAAAACTCTAACCAACGTGTTGTCAACAGAGCTTAAATCAACGTCAGATCTTTGCATTGTTGTTGTATCTCTAAAACTTGCAATTGCATTTATTAAAATCCATTTGTCTTTTGTTTTGTCATAATGATAAATTGTTATGTCTTGCATTGGCATATTAAATATACCTCGTCAAATTTTGTGGTAAACTGTCCAAAATTTTAATTTTTTTGTTTTTTAATTCATCACTATTTAAAGACATAAATGTTTTACTAACACCATCAATGCTTAATGATGTGATGTTTTCTTCATTTTCAAATAACAACAAGTCACACAACTCACACATTACAAATTTGAACTCATTGTCAACATTTGCAATTTCTGTGCTTGTTAACTTTCTGTTAAGATTGCGATTGATTTCCATTGTTGCTTTGATTGAATATTTAGAAAAAAGAGAGCTTGACATACTGCCATGATATTCATTTTTATAAAAATTATAATCAGCATAAACTGTCATATTATCACTCTCCTTTTAAATTATAATGAAGCGGTTGCAGTGTCTAGGTCTACATAAATACTGTCAATGTTTCCATCTTTTCCGTTAGGGAATACAAATGTGTCATAGTGCGCACGGTTTTGATATAAATATCCATCACCTTCAGTGTGAGCGCCCGGTGCAAAGAAGTAAATTGACGCAATTTTTGGTACCATTTTAGTAGTTAATGGTGTAGCTCCTAACATGTTGATTTTAACAGCGTCACCAGATGGTACAAAACCGTCAGCAAAGTTAAATTTAGAATAAAATCTGTCATCATCAATAACTTCAATAACTGGTACTCCGTCAATTTTTGTTACTCTTGTTTGAATAGCTTTTCCGCTTTCTACTAAAGTAGTTGTTTCCATATTGTGAGTTAGTTCAGTAGATAAAGCAAGTAAATCCATTAATTCAGGTGCTAGATATACAACCAATCCTTTGTTTCTATATCTTCTTAATTTTCCGATGAAGTTAACAATTTTTGTGTAGATATTTGCAGATGTATAAGTGTTACGTGCAGTTGAAGTGCTTAGGCTGTTTGTAACAGCAGTGTCTGCAATTTTACTAAAGAAGTAAGCATCTTTTTCTGGTACTGCTTGTGTTTCTTCAAATTTGCTTGATACATTTTGAATAGTTGCAGTTTGATTACTTTCGTCAACTTCTCTTTTGTCTAAGAAAAATTCAACGTCACGGTCTTGTGCAACTGTGTAAACTTTGTCAGTTTCAACAATGTTTTGTCTGTTCCAGCCACCAGCAATGTTGTGTGCTTTGTATCCTCCTACTGTTAAATTTGTAAAATGAAAGTTTTTAGCGTCTAACCAATCAACGTTTGTACTGATGAATGGCGCAGCGTAAGAACCCTCAATATAAGTGTCAATTAAATCTCTTTCATATTTTGAAGCGTAATTTATTGTGTTTGCCATAATATCATTCCTTTCTAATTATAATTTCTAAACATTGAGTTTAATTTTAAATCTTGTTTGGCGTTATCGCCGTCATTGTGGTTAACACCTGTGTTAACCGTTACAGACCCACTTTCTTTTTGTGGTTCCTCAACAGCAAATGCTGTCGGATCATTTTCTTGATAAGATTTTTTAAAATCATCATAGCCAACTAATACACCGTCATCATTAAATTTCAGGTTCTGTGCTTTTAAATCATTCATATATGCTTTACGGCTACTTTTTGATGAAAATTTTTCGTCAACATAGTTTTCAAGCTTGAATTGATACTCCCTAGCCTCCATTTTTTCTTGTAGTGCTTTGGTGTCGGTGTCATATTTTTCCTGCCAATCTTTAATTGTTTGGTTTAATTCATCAGGGTTAACTTTTGATAATTCTGCAATCTTTTCATTTGTTTCTTTTAGTTGATTTTCTAGGTCTTTTTTTGTTTCGTTAAGATTGTCAAATTTCTCTTTTGGAATATAGTTGCCATTGTTTACTAAAAACTCTGTATCGGCATATTTTCCTTTTAATTCGTCATTCAATCCATCAAAAACTTCTTTACCTAAAATTTCTTCTAGTTTCATATTTCCTCCTTTAGCTTTTTTTAAGTGTCTTGCCTCCACTCACGAGAAGTTAAAATGATATTAATTTTTTCATATCTTAGTTTTTTTCAGGTGTCACCCTCCACCCTCTGATATTTTGAAATTAATCTACATTTGATTTGATTTTATCAGACAACCTTTTATTTGTCAATTTGTATTACTTTTTATTTTTTCTTGTTGTTCTTTTTGTTGTTTTTTTGGTGTTTTCTTTTTTTGGTTGTTCCTTTATTTCTTGTTTTTCTTTAACTGGTAAAACCTCAAGTATTTTAATAACGGTTGCATTTGATGGGTTTTTGCCAGTTAAATATTCACACATTTCTTCTGTACATTCAAACGTGTCGCCAACGTATAATCTGCCTTTTTCTTTGTTTTCTGCATTTGCTCTTTGAATGTTTTTAAGCTCATCAAATTTACCAAGTGTAAATTCAATTATTGTTTCAGCCTTTATCATTTCTTCACCTCCTTATTTTTCGAATGATGATTTGTTCGGAAATTTTTTCTCAAAAAAATCAATCATTCTTTTTTTTGCATTTTCAAAATCTGTTAGTTGCTCCGTATCATTAAAACAAATTGTCGTACAGTTTGCATGGTCTTCAAAATTAGTGTCATCTCTTATTGTTAAATAATAACTATTGCGGTCATCAAATTTATAATGTGGTTTTAAATCTTTATACAAACACACAAATACGTGGTTCGAATAATTTTTCTTATTTCTAAATCTGCTTGATGAGTTAGCTTCTATAAATTTATCATAATATTTGTCAATTAATTCGCTTTCAAAACTTTTTTTATGAGCTACTGGCAAATGGTCTATCGCATACCACTTTGCATTTTCTCCAACAATTTCAAGTTGTAAGTCCATGCCATTATTTAAAGCACTATAAAATGTTCCGTCAGATCCATTCAAATAATCCTCATTAAATTTTTCTAATTTGCTTGAATTATCTCTGTGAACAGCAAAGTTATCTATAAAAAACATGTGTGGGTTTGTAGGGTTTAGAAAATAATAATCATCGTTGCAATAAATATAATTTTCTGTCAAACAATCTATTTTACTGATAAATAGTTCGATTGTCATTGTGTTAAACGTTGGCAATAGTTGGTTTGGTATGTAGTCTTTATGATATATTATTTTTAGTTTAGGGTTTTCGGTATTTAACCACTCGGGCAACTGTGTTTCACTTGCAACAATTAAAATTACGTTGTTAACCCATGGGCAATTTTCTTCAACACACCTAAGCCAATAATTAAAACAGTCCCAATCTCTGTATCTTTCTTCGCCAATAACTTGTCTATCATCTGAGTTTTCTTCTTTCATATATTCAAGCATTATACTTTTCCAAGCTTTATCATTATCATTATAAAACGGCACAACTATATCAATCATTTTTTTGCTCCTGTTGTCTTATATATTCTGCTTTTTTGTGCGTTAAATTGTCAGGCCTAGCAGAATTGTAATAGTATAAAACTTTGTCTATATAATATTTTGATAAATTTAATTTGTCTAACTCTTGTTGGAAAGGCACGTCATAGCTATAAATCCAACCGTCTATAAATCTTGGCATTATTTTTCTTCTATAAATACACTTCCATGGCGCATAATTATATGGGTGCCTTATGATTATTCCACTGTCCATGTCTTGCCAGTCCATAAACATTAAATCTTCTTTGTGTTCATTTATGCAACTTATTAATGTGTCAATATAATCATCTGACACCATATCATCACTATCTATTAAAGCAACATATTCGCCTTGTGCTAAATCAAGAGCTTTGTTCGAAGCCGTTGCTCCACCCGTGTTTTCTTTTAAGTGTTTTATTGTTATTTTATTTTTGTATTTGTCCAGTCTTTTTTCTTGACAACCGTCGTCAATCAATATAATTTCAACTTCGTTTGTTTTTTGTTGTATTAATTTGTCGAGCAGTTTAACAGTTAAATCATAGGTGTCATAATATGGTATGCAAATGCTTAGTTTTACCACTGTCTATCACCTCCGTTTATGATTTCATCTTTTGTCTTTTTTATTCTGTCCTGTAAAATTTTGTCAATCTTGTCATCTTTGCCTTTAACACTTAATGCGAGTTGCAATGTGTCTGCGTAATGTCTGATTGTGCTGGTCCCCCACACTGTTTTTTCTCGTATGGTCGTAATTGACTTCGTGTTTGATTGGTTCCAGACATAGATTGGTTTTTTTAATAGCTCAAAACTATTCATATAAATACAAATTTTGCAGTGCTGGTTTTTATCTTCTTTTAATGTACCCTCATTATATAAACATTCTTGCCTAGTCGCAAGTGATTTTTTAATAACTTTGCCACAACTACCGCTCCAGCCTTGTATTGCCTCATATTTATCTTTATAGTCTGGGATAAAGCAAACAGATAAACTGTTGTTCTTAAAAGCAGACATGCCCACGAACAAAACGTCGGGTTTCTTTTGTAGCTTGTTGTTTATTCGTTCCAAACAACGTTCGTCATATAACCAATCGTCGCTATCAATATAATAAACATAATCAACATCGTTGCTCAAATGTAAATATGCCTCATTTCTCGCACCACCATTCAAACGTTTTTGCTTTAGCTCAATAATTTTATGTGGCGGTTTTAATAGCTTTTTAGCTATTTCCACACTGTTATCTTCTGACATATCATCAACAAATATTATTTCATAATTTTTATAGGTCTGATCCAAAATACTAGTCAAACATTTTTCAATCGTATGTTCGTAATTATAGTTTGGAACAATAATGCCGATTTTATAATCTATTTTTGGCGGTAATTTATCCCAACCATCATCACTTGGTTTGCATTTTTTGAAACAATCAATGTCATAGTTAGTCAAATTAATATCTGCAAATAAACAGTTTTCATAATATATACAATACATTTTTGTTTTTAGTAAGTCTTTTATATTTTCTTTTTCAAACAAATAAACATATTCATTGCCGTCATTTTTTGCAACACGATACGTATTTTTATCAACTGCTATTTTCATTAATTATTTCCTCGCATTCTTTTTGATTTTCTCGTCAATTTTTTTTATTTCTTCATTAAAATCGCCCTTAGTTTTTTCAAGTGTCTTTTTAGTTCGTTCTAAATTTTCTTTTTCTGTTTGTTTTGCTTTTAACTTTGCTAGTTTTTCGTTTAAATCATCATCTTGCATTGTTTTTAGCTCTTTTTTTGTATATATTGACTCACTAACACCCAAAATAACGCCCTTTGCCTCGTGGCGACAATTAAAGTCGTTCAGTTCAACAATTGCGTCACTTGTTTCCCATAATGGCAAATGATATTTGTCTGCACCCTCTTGTGTTAATGCATACCTTTTGCCCTGCCACACTTGGTGCGTTAGTCTTGCCCCAAAGTGTGCGGTCGTTTCCATACCGTCGCACCCTAGTTCTTCATCTATTTTGGCATTAATAGCTCTGTTTGTTTGTTTTAAGCCATAGCGTATATTTCTGGCAACAGCACTTTTCATGTTTACATTTCTGCCGGCACTGTCTTTTAGTGTTATGCCTTTTTCTGCCAAATCTACACAAGCATCTTTTATTGCTTTTTGATAATTAGCCTTGCCAGAAAATACACGCATAAATGCTTTGTCAACTGCGTCAACGTATGATTGTTGACTTGCAAACGCCACTGTGTTTGTCATATTCTTCAAATTTCCATTAAAAGTTGCAAGGCCTCTGTTTAGTACCTGCAACTGTTCTTGGTTTAATTTTAACTTAATGCCTCTAAAGTCATACTCCTTTTTGTATGATTTTAAATTATTCAAAGCCATTTCATAAAACATTTTTTTTGAAGCATTATTGATTGCGCGTGTAGAATTACCGAGTTTGTCCAACGTTTCTAAAAATATAATGCTTGCAACGTCGCCAATGATGTTGTTTTCTTTTGTGTCTAACACTTTGTCGATAACGTCTGCTGTTATTTCAATGTTAAGCTCGTCATATATGTCTGCCAATTCACCATTTTCAAATCTCTCATAATTTCTTGGTGTTAACATTTAATCACCCCACAACGTTTGTTATTTGATTTTCATTATTTATTAATTCCAATTCCCTTTGTGCCTCTTCTTCAGTCCAACCGTTAGTCTTCATTAGATATGTCTGTTTTGATATTAACCCCATATTATATTCTTGTCTTAATTGTTCTTTTATTTCCTCATCACTAACCAATAACCCATCACGGTTAGTAACTTCAACATCACATTCTTCAGTAACATTTTCACCTAAAAGCCATCGTCCAAGTAATAAACTACCTTTAATAATGCCATTAATAAATCTGTCAAGATTGTCACGATATTTCTTAGCATTTTTTATAAGATCTTGTCTGTCGCCTACATATTGAGTGGCCGTCACAACGGATCCTCCATTAAATTCATAATATTTTGCACCAAAACCACACTTAAAAGATAATAAATCAAGTGCCTTTTGAATACCTTTCTCATTATCATCTACCCTTAAATCTGGGTTATATTCTTTTATAAGTTCGTCTGTTGGTAGGCCATCGCCAATCTCCATCCATTGTTGTTTTGTGACGTCATCTGGATAAATTGGCATTTCTTTCGTCTGTGTTTCGCCGTTTTCGTCTGTGTATGTAATTGTTTTATACTTAATAAGTCTTTTGTTGTATATCATTTTTTTACCACCGAGATGGAAGTCCATCACAAAGTTGTTATAAACAACATCACACGCTTTTAGCTGGTCAATGGCATGCCCATATATAGATATACCTAAGCCAAGATTGTTTTTAATATTGTTCACAATTGGTGTTTCTAATATTGAAAATATTGGCGTGCTTGACATTGTTTTCATATTTTTGATGATATTTTTAACGTCAACCTCTTTTCTTGTTTCTTCATCAATAAAAACGTTTGTTATTTCATAACCGTTCTTACCTAAAATGTGTATTTCAATGCAGATTATTTTTTTGCTGTTTTTTAATATGTCACTGACAAATGCAACATCAATAATCTTGCCCTGTTCTACTCGCAACGGTATAATTCTGTCAGCCGGTATAAGTTCAAGCTCGAACTTTGTGTCTTTGTCCTTAACAATGGTGTCTTTTTTAACCTTTAAATTTTTTAATCTTAAAACGCCAGCACACGTTCCGCTCCACGTTGCCTTTTCAATAGCATAGGCAATTTCGTTTCTTAAATCTAAACCATCATCTTTGATAAGGTTTTGAATAAAAGCTTTATTCTTTTGCTGGTCTGTACTTATTTCGTCCTTTTCTGTAAATATAATACTTGCCCAGTCTTCTGATACACGTTTTGCCATTCCTAACGTGAACATTTTTCTTTTTGTTCCATAAAAGTCTGTATATGTATGGAAGTCGGTATTGTTCATATACCAGTCGTTCCACACATTTATATAATTATAAATATTGGTTTCAGGTAAATTGTACCCGTTTTTTTGTAACCATTCAAACGCAATTTCTCTCATATTTTTTCCTCCTTATATTCTCATTAATTGCTTGTTCCAAAACTCGATGCCATAATTAAAGGCGTCAAGTATATCTATATCAGAAGTGCCATCATCAAGCCAGCGGTCTGTTTCGGACGTGTCATCTTGTGTGGCCTCCTGTAATGATTTTATTATTTCTTCTGTCTTGCCGTTCAAAAACTTTAATCTGTCCTGCATAAGTAATATGCCAATCATGTGTATTCGTTCCTCAATTTTAATTTTAATGCTCGGCTTTACCGGTATATGTATGCCAGCATTTAATAAACACTGCTGTAAAAAGTTAATGATTGTTGGTTCAGCGTTATCAACAAATATAAAATCCAAACGTCCGTACGTGGTCAGAATATATTTAACGTGTTTTAAGAACCCATCTTTTAATTGTTCCAACTTTACACCTATGCCGTCGTTATCTACAACGTCATCTTGTGATGTGCAGTCAACTTCATCACTCTTTATAACTAAAATGTCACGAAACGAGCGTGAGATTATCTGCGAACAAAAAGCGTGTTTTGAACCATTTTTACCAATATCGACGCCACATGTAATTAAGCCAGTCATATTATTGTTTGTTAAATAGCGTCCTCTGTCATTTGCAATAGATGTAAATAAAATACCAGCATTTGCGATTCTACAACCTAAAATGTCACGTTTATACCATATCGACTTCTTGTCGTATGTTGCAAGCACTGTTTTTAATTGTTCGTTGTCAATACTCATGTTGTCAAATATATTAAAGTGTTCATAATTATAGCCGTACTTTTCGTTTGCTTTCTGCTGTGTCTCATGAAACGCCAAAATCTCAGAATAATACCAATGAGCTGGCGACTTAGGGTTAAGGTCGTGAAATATTTTACGATTGTGGCTTGACAAAGTTCTGTCCATAACTTCTTTTAAAAACTTCTGATGGCATTCGTTCGCCTCTGTTACGTATGCCATGCCGTATGTGTTACCTTTGATGTATTTTTCATCGCCGTCTTTAGCACCGCCACTGACTAACAGTATCTTTTCTTTGCCATCGGCACATCTAACATAGATACAATCTTTGTTTTTGTATTTTCCCTCACGACTTCTGCCCTCAAAATAGTTAGCAATTCCATAACCACCGCAGTCAATAATATTGATTTTAACACTAGCAATTGAAACACCGGCAAGTAAATGCAGTTTGTCGGGGTGGTTTTCTAATAATATGCAGAATGCCAACGCATTAATAACATTCTTTGAGCCACGCTTTCCACCCTCTGCGACATTAAGCCAGTTGTCCTGACATCTGCGCAAATAATTTATCTGTTTTTCATTAAAAGGTTCATATCTATTCATTCAAATCGTTCTCGGTTCTGTTCTTGACTGGGCTGTTTATTAAGTCAGCTATGTTGGCGATGTTGTTGTTAATGTTGCCACTAACTTGTATCTCTGGCACGTCTTTTTGGCCGAGATATTGTTTGCCTAGAAAGATGGCCATTGAGGCGTTCTTTTCTGCTATTTTAAACTGATTACGGCGAAGTGATATTTTTCCGCCTTGCGATTTCTTTTTAAAAACCCCCGAAAAATTGTCATCGTAATTTTCTTTGCACCAATTATTGATTGTGTCATCGCAACAATTAAAGAAGCCGGCGATTTCTTCCAGTGTGCATTGCATTGAGCAAAGTTTTTCGAATTGAATTTTGTCAATCGGGGTTTTTGGTCTGCCTACTTGTCCCATTTTTACACCTCCTTATTGGTTGTTTCTTTTATGTTAAGTTGGTTTTGCTTTTTCTTGGCATATTTTTTAAATAAGTCTGCCATCGTTTTGTTTATTTGTTCTTTATCTTTTATTAGAACGCCAATCTTAATTGGTTTTAATTTGTGTCTAAAATAAACGTTTTCGTTTGTTTCTTGTTTTCCGGCTCGATTGTTGCGACTGCTTATTCCAGCCGAGTAAATATCGCCATAAAGTTTTCGCATGTGTTCGCCACGTTTTACGCCGACTTTTAAATATTCGGCACGACAACCGGTTAAATCTTTGTTAAGTTGTTGGCCTGTTTTACCATACATTAAAACGCAATTTTGAATGCTTGGCACGTTCATTTGATTGAGCTTTAACCTAAATTCAATGTCATCTTCAAAGTCGCCGTGGTATTCATCTGGAATTTTGTTTAAATCTAAGGCGAACAGGCTGTAACAATATCTTTCACGCAAGTAGTCTGCACCGGGTATCGCCGCACCGGACATATTGCAACCGGCTATTCCAGCGTTTGTATTTTTTAAAAGTTCAACCAACGTTTTAATAAAGTCGTTCATCATGTCGGATCCATCGCCACTTCGTGCTGTTGCGCGATACTTCTTTGCGAACGAATAATTTTCGCACCATTTGTCTTTTAAGATATATGCTATTTGTAGCATAACAATATTGTCATCTAATTGTACTAAATATTTGTAACCGTGTTCGCGAGCATATTTTATTGCGTAACTTCTGTTCATTGGTGCGTACCAAGCGTTGTCAGAATTTTTCATTTTTTGTTTGTAATATTCTTCATATTCTTTTGGCACGTTTATAATAGGCCAGTCGGTTTCATAATTTTCAGAATTGTTTGAAATGATGATTTTGTCATAATTGATTTTAAATTGTTCGGTCGGTCTGTTTGTTTTGTCGCCGGGTCTTTTACCTGATATTTCTACAACTAAAACATCACTGTTCATCATCAATCAATTCCTTTATTTTTTCAATAAGTTTTCTGTTTTGTGTTTTAAATGACACTTCATAAATGACGCCACTTTTATTATCGTCTAAAACAGAGTTGTCTTCTTCATCTAAGACCTCCACTATTTTTATGTCTTCAAACAGTTCGCTTTTTTCAAAGCCCGTGAAAATGTCAAAGTTTAATTCTTCAAGTTCTTGCAAAAGTTTTTTGTTATCCCAAATTGAGTAGTCACTGACTTTGTTGTCGGCAAGCCTAAATGCCTTTATTTGCTGTTTTGTTAGGTCGTTAGCTTTTATAACTGGGACTTCTTTTATGTTTAGCTTTTTGGCGGCCTCAACACGAGTGTGGCCAGTAACAATAACGTTGTTTTCATCGATAATAATTGGCACTTTAAAACCAAAGTTTTTAATTGAGTCAGCAACATAGTCGATAGCCTTATCGTTATTTCGTGGGTTGTTTTCATATGGTTTTATGCTGTCAATATCAATGTACTCGATTTTTAATTTTTCCATTTATTTTCTCCTCTTTATTAATTTCTTTTGGTTAAAAGTTTCAAGTTCTTGCTTGACTTGAACTGGCATGCCTTTGTCGTTCATATAAATATCAACCCACCAGCACGACTTGTCATTGTTAAGTCCCTGACTTCTTGCGTACGGTGTTAAATCTTGTAAACACGATGTTTGAAAACAATGTGTCTTGCCTTGCTTCATATAAAACGCCTGATGAATGTGTC